CTTCTGTTTTTACTGCTGTAGGCTCAGTCCTACAATGGTTACCGGAAGTAGCAGCTTTATTTACAATCATATGGACAGGCATTCGTATTAACGAAACTAAAACTGTTCAAAACTGGAAAGCTAAACGTCGTAACATGGCTACGTTAAAACCTTTTCTAGTGGATGAAAAAGAAACTAAAAAAGAAAAACCTGTAAAGCCAGAAACATTTGACGCTAAAGCTCACAGAGAAAAAATAAAAGCTATGGAGCATAACGATGCCTCCAAAGAGTAAGAAACAAAAAAGGTTTATGGAAGCGGTAGCTAATAATCCTAAGTTTGCAAAGAAAGTAGGCGTGCCTACAAAAGTAGGTAAAGAATTTACAAAGAAACCAAAGTCCAAAAGGAGAAAATGATGGGCGATAAAAATAAAAAAGTAAGTGGTATGTCAGAAAAAGATAAAAAAATGTTTGGTGAAACAGAGATGGATCAAAAACCACCAAAAGGATTTAAAAAATCTGACGATAAAAAACCTATGAATGAAGGTTTAAAAAAGCTTAAGAAAAAAGCTCCAGAAGTAGTTAAAGAAATGGGCTATAGAAAAGGCGGTTCATGCAGTTCTAAATCTTATAAAAAAGGCGGTATGGTTAAAAAACATAGAGGTGATGGCTGTGCTACAAAAGGCAAAACAAAGGGTCGCATGGTATGATGAAATGTCGCGGTATGGGAAAAGTGATGAAACCAGTTGCTATGAAAAAAGGCGGATTATATGAAAATATTCAAAAGAAAAGAGCTCGTATAAAAGCAGGTTCTGGTGAAACAATGAGGAAGCCTGGAAGTAAAGGCGCTCCCACTGCGAAGGCTTTTAAACTAGCGGCTAAAACTGCTAAAAAAAAAAAATAGGATAAATCATGGCAACTTCAGGAACAGCAACATTTAATTTAGATTTAAATAATCTAGTTGAAGAAGCATTTGAACGATGTGGACAAGAACTTCGTACAGGATATGATTTAAGAACTGCACGACGTAGTTTAAATTTATTGACTGCTGAATGGGCTAACCGAGGAATTAATCTTTGGACAATTGATGAAGGCACTGTGTCTTTAACTTCAGGTACAAGCAATTATAATCTCCCTGCTGATACTATAGATTTAATAGAACAAGTCGTTAGAACAGGTACAGGACAGAACCAACAAGATATTAATATTACGAGAATCTCTGCTCCTACTTGGGGAACTATACCAAACAAAAATGCAACAGGTCGACCAATCCAAGTATGGATAAATAGACAAGCAAGTCAACCTCAAATTAATGTATGGCCTGCACCTGACAATAACACATATACCTTTGTTTATTGGAGACTAAAAAGAATTGAGGACGCAGGGAACGGTGTTAATACTCAAGATATTCCATTTAGATTCTTACCTTGTTTAGTAGCAGGATTAGCATTTTATTTAAGTATGAAGTTACCTGGTGCTGAAATGAGAACACAAATGCTTAAACAAGAATATGAAGAACAATGGACATTAGCTTCGACAGAGGATAGAGAAAAAGCCGATTTAAGACTTGCACCCCGTCGGCAATATTTATAAGGAAACGCTATGGGACGAAAATATACGTCTGGTAAACATGCCATAGCAGAATGTGATCGTTGTGGTTTTCAATATAAGTTAAAAGAACTAAAAGACTTATTTATAAAAACTACAGAAACAAATATTAAAGTCTGCAAAGAATGTTGGGAACCAGACCATCCACAGAACATGCAAGGTATGTATCCTGTTGATGACCCACAGGCAGTAGAAGATCCAAGACCAGATAGAAACTTGGATGAACAAAGAAATTATCAGTATGGCTGGAACCCTGTAGGGCTAAACAACCCTCTTGCAATACCAGACATTGAGGATGATTTGGAAGGTACCGGACAGGTTGGCACGGTTACTGTAACAACAACTTAGGAGTATAATAATGAACAAAGATAGAAAAGGCTGTAACCATACATACAAACAACCAGAAATGGTTGCAACACCAAACACAGCTGGCTATCCTGAAAAGGATGTTAAGACAGAAGGTGTAGTAACACGTGGTAATGGCGCAGCTATAAAAGGCACAAAAGCACGCGGCCCAATGGCGTAAGGATAAACCATGGCAATGACATATACAGAGTTAAAAGCAGCTATCAATTCGTATAGTGAAAACTCGTTTGATACAACGGATATAGATACCTTTATCCAACAAGCTGAACAACGTATATTTAATACTGTTCAACTGCCTGACTTACGACGTAACCAAGTTGGTAATACGACATCGGGCAACAAGTATTTAACAACTCCTAGTGACTGGCTATCTACATATAGTTTGGCTGTAGTTGATAGTAATAATGAGTATACGTATCTAATTAACAAAGACGTTAATTTTATTAGAGAATCTTTTCCGGATACTGACTCAGCGTTTTATGGAAAACCAGAATACTATGCAATATTTGATGACAATACTTTTATATTGGGTCCTACGCCCGATCAAAACTATACTGTTGAGTTGCATTATTTTTATTATCCTACCTCTATTGTTACAGCTGGTACTAGTTGGTTGGGTGATAATTTTGATACTGCTTTATTCTATGGAAGTTTGTTGGAAGCAGCTACTTACCTTAAAGCAGAGCCTGATACAATAACTAACTATAATCAGCGCTACATGGATGCTATCTCTATGTTAAAACAACTAGGTGATGGTAAAGATAGACGAGATGCCTACCGTAGTGGGCAAGCAAGGTATGAAGTACAGTGATAGATAATCAAGGAAACGTTTTAGAGGGAGATGTTAAAGTACTGACCACAGAAGGTCGAGGCTTTACTCCAGAAGAAATTGCAGATCGTGCGTTAGCTAAAATTATGTATGTGAGTAAAGATGCTAACCCACTAATAAGAGATCAAGCAGAAGCATTTAAGGAGAGCATTCGAGGTGTTATCGAGTTCTACTTAAAACAAGCGGTACAATCCGACCGCACAACATTGGCGAATAGATTGCGTGAAGCAGGACATTCAGATTTAATTAAATTATTGGAGATATAATATGGCAATTACTCAAGCTATGGCTACAAGCTTTAAAGTAGATTTGCTAAATGGTGTCCACGCATTTGGTACAACGGTTGCACGAGGAAGTACTAACGCGGATACATTTAAGATTGCGTTATACACGTCGTCAGCAACATTAGATGCTACTACAACAGCTTATTCAACTACAAACGAAGTTTCGGGTACAGGATACACAGCAGGTGGTAATACTCTGTCAGTATCACAAACACCTACCTCAACTTCGACTACAGCATGGTTAGACTTTGCAGATTCAACATTTGCTTCTTCTACCATTACTGCAAATGGGGCATTAATTTACAATGCTACTAATTCAAATAAAGCTGTAGCAGTATTAGCATTCGGTGGAGATAAAACATCAACTAACGGGGACTTCACAATCGTATTCCCAACAGCTGATTCATCTAACGCTATTATTCGCATAGCCTAATAGGAGGCTAGAATGGCTCTTGTTTTAAAAGACAGAGTAAAAGAAACGACCACCACGACTGGTACCGGTACCGTTACGCTTGCAGGGGCAGTTACTGATTTTAGTAGCTTTTCAGTCATTGGTGACGGCAACACGACCTACTATACTATTACATTACCAGAAGGCGATGAGTGGGAAGTAGGCGTTGGTACATATACTGCGTCTGGCACTACTTTATCTAGGGATACAATACTTGCTTCTTCTAACTCTGGAAGTGCAGTTAATTTTTCAGCAGGGGATAAGGACGTATTTGTAGTCTATCCTGCAGGTAAAGCAGTTTATGAAGATGCAGCAGGTGATGTTACTGCAGGTGGTTCTATAACAGGCGAAGAGATGGTCGCCTCAAATGGGTTGTTTGTTAATAATAAAACCATCTCAGTAAATTACACTGTACCTACTGGGTACAATGCAACGAGCACCGGACCCGTGACTGTTTCAGCTGGCACGGCATTTACGGTTCCATCAGGATCACGATGGTTGGTGCTCTAAATGTTTGCTGAAAGTCCTTTTTCCAGTGCGCCGCTCTCCTCGCAAGGAGTAAGTGCAGGTAACGTAAATGTCAGTGTTACTGGCGTAGAGGCTACTGGTCAATTAGGCACAGCAACTGTAATTGGGCAAGCAGTTGTAAATGTAACCGGTGTACAAGCTCAAGGACAGTTAGGTACAGCAACTGTAGTAGCAAAAGCGGTTGTAAATGTAACAGGCGTAGAGGCAACAGGACAAGTTGATAGTGTTACCGTTGCAATTGTAACCCCTGTAGAAGTTAGTGGAGTTGAAGCTACTACAACATTAGGCAATATAAGCCTAATAACAAACAATAATATAAGCGTTACTGGCCTAGAAGCTACAACACAACTAGGCGAAGAAGAAGTACAAGCTGATGCTAATACAAGTGTAACCGGCGTTGAAGCATCAGGACAAGTTGGTAGTGTAGAAGTAACAGCCGATGCCAATGTAAATGTAACAGGATTAGAAGGCACTACACAACTAGGTAGCACAACTGTTATAGAAGGCGTAGGTGTTTTTGCTAATGTAACAGGTGTAGAAGGAACTACACAGCTTGGTACGGCAACAGTAGAAGCTGGAGCTAATGTAGAAGTCACTGGAGTAGTTGGCACTACACAACTCGGCGAAGTCGAAATAATTGGTGAAGCCGTAGTTAATGTAACAGGGGTTGAAGCATCAGCATTAATACCATTAGGCGGTTCTACATTTACTGCTGAGGGGGATGCTCAGCTTTCAACAGCTCAATTTAAGTTTGGTTTAGCTTCACTGTTGCTTGATGGCACAGATGACTTTGTAGTATCTGATGAAAATATAGATTTAAGTTCAGGTGATTTCACAATTGATTTGTGGATTAGACCTGACAACGTTACAGGCTACAAAGGGATTTGGCAGTCAGGAACAAGTACAACAGAACAATCCTATTTATTAGGTAATCAAGTTTACTGGACTGTAAACCCATCAACAATTATTACCAGTTCAGTTACAGTATCTGCTGGTGTTTGGACTATGTTGTCTTATGAAAGACAAGGAAACACTCACAGATTATATAAAAACGGAACTTTAGAAGCTACAGTTTCTACAGGTAATAAACAAGATAATGGTCCATTTAGTGTTGGTAAGAATGGCTTTGGTGATTTTGATGGTTATATTGACGAAGTACGACTTTCGTCTGTAGCTAGATATGAAGGATCGTCGTTTACTGAACCTACATCTAGTTATGCGGTAGATAATAATACTACAGCGTTACTGCATTTTGATGGTACAAACGGTTCCACTACTATTGTTAATGAAACATCAGGTGGCGTTACTGTAGAAGCAGATGCTAACGTTGATGCAACAGGACTAGAAGCAACTAGCAGTGTAGGAAGTGTAACAGTTATAGAAGGTGAAGGTGTATTAATTGATATTACTGGATTCCTCTTAACAGCAAGCACAAACGACGTACTTGTATGGAGTGACATTGATGATGGACAGACTCCAGGATGGGTAGATATAAACGATTCACAAACTAATAGTTGGGCAGATGTAAATGAAGCACAATCACCTAACTGGACGGAGATAGCAGCATGATAGTAATAGAAGCAAAAAGAAAAGAAAATGACGAGATTGAATGTAAGTATGAAGTAGGTCTTGAATGCGGTCATTGTGGTATGGAAGTTGACGCAGAAGAGTATACTTCAGGAACTTGTTCTGATTGTGGAGAATCTTGGAACGAAAAACGGCACACAGCTATTTATGTGACAAGTATTCCAATGCAAGGACAATCGAGTTAAAATAACATAAATTCAAGGATTTATTATGGCAAGTACGTATTCAGATTTAAAAATA